GCCAAACGCTCCTGATATTTTTTGAGAAGATCTTCGGTAGTTGAAGCCTGGGTAATGCTCGACATCGCCCGCCAAGCTTTGGACGCTTCTTCTCCAACCCACGCCCAGGCTCTCCCCAGAGCGTTCAGGTTTGCCTTGACTTCCTCAGCCCGCTCCTTCATCGCCTGAGCGTAAGATTTTTGAGCGAGAGCCGCAGCCTCTTCCTGTCGTCCCTGATCTTCTAACGCTTTGATGCGCTCGAAGGTGGAAGCGTTCAGATAGTGATACTGAGCATCGAGAGCTTGAGAAGCCTTTACGGGATCGTCAGCAAGCTTATTGAACTGCGCGATTGTGTCTTCGATGGACTGCCCCGTCACATCCTTCATGTTGACGGCGGCAGAAGCGACCAACTCAAAAGCATCGCCCGCTATCTTCGAGTTTCCGGCTAACTGAACGACAGCATCCTGAGCCGAAGAGAAACTACCGGTTGCGTTGCCTATGGAATTAACCATAGAGTTCAGCTGACTAACGGTCACTCCGGCGGCATTGCCCGTCATCGTGATAGCTGAATTCAGCTGTTCATCCCGCTTTATTCCGGCATAAGCGGCGTAAGCGACCGCTCCGAGAGCGGCTGCGGCAACTGTTGCGGGGCTGACAATTCCGACAAGCGTAGACCCGAGAGCCTTAGCCGCAGGAACAACGCCGCCAAACATGTCTTTTAACTGCCCGCCCTGCTGCATCAGTACAGTGAGCGGGAGCTGCCCGGACTGGAGGCCTACGACAATATCAGTGATCTGCGCCGGGACGCCGCGCATGGCGGCGGCTATTTCCTTCTGCGACTTACCGTACTGAGAAAACGTTGTCGTAGCCGCCTTAGCCGCAGAGTTCGCGCTAATAATCTGCTGCTTGAGGTATTCCTGAACCTTGCCCGTAGTGCGGGTTTCGATCCTGTACCCAAGCATGGCATCCTTCGAAAGACCGAAAGCTTCTGCCTGCTTGACAAGGCTGTCAACGCGCTTGCGCTCAGCAGATGTCAGCTTGTTGTACTCGTCCCGGACTTCTTTAGACGCTCCCTCCAGACCCTTCATGGAGCGTTTGGCGGCGGCAACGCCTGCCTGAAATTCCGCTACGTTGACCTTTATGTCTACTCTGGCTGTTCCTACGGTTTCTTCTGCCATCACTTGCTCCGTTCGTAGATTTGGTTCAACGCCTCAGATTCAATAATTCGAATTGAGTTCATAACCCTGTCGTATTCCTCTTTCTTCAGATTCATGCGGTCTAACTCGTGGAATATAACAAGATAATTTAATCCGACAGCTCCACCAGAACCCATAATCCATTGTGTGGAGTTGTCGGCAAAAACACGAAAGGGAAGAGCGTTCTCTTCCCATAATTCGAAAGGCCTCCCGTCATCGAAAAACGCTGCGGAAAGTCCTAAATCTTTTGCGGCGATGCCTGAATCAGAATAGAACTCACGCACCGCCTCGATCAGTTTCCCTTGAGATGGGTGACGAAGGCTTTCTGATAACCCTGAAGAAGCGCAATCCCAAATCCCGGATACTCATCGCAGAGCTTTTCAACGCTTTCATTGTCGAGCGGACATTCAATATCCCATGAATCAACCACAGCAAGAACTGCGTCCGCCTCCGCTCCAACAGGGTCTTTGCGATTGTCGAAAACTGTTGCAAAGAGCGACTCGAAGGCCTTTCTCCCCATGTGCCTGAAAGTAACCTTGCACTTGAGATCAGCCCCCTGGGCGGTGAATGTCAGGTTTGCGTCAAACTTGGGATTGGCGGTTATTTTGAAAGCCATTGTCACACATCCTTATTAATTAGGAAGCAGAGTAGAAGGTGTACGGAGCGGCGAGAGCGAAAGAAAGCACAACCGTTTCATTCGTGTTGATCGCAATCGTCGGATCGCCATCGAAACTCACATAACCCGGATAAAGCGCAACATCGCCCTGCGGAGAAACAACGCGGAGAATGCGAAGATCGCCCGCAGCGTTTGCGCTCAGCAGCGTGCTGTACCAGTCCAGTTTCGGATCGAAGTGCATCGTCAGGTCGATGGATTTCGCGCTGCGGTATGTCGGACGCTGACGCTGCATGCCCGTGCGATCCTCAAGGAACTGCCACTGCTCGAAGTTGGCATCGCCGCCGCTCTTGCTCACTTCGGTGATCTGACTGATCTGAACCCACGTTTTAACAGCAACAAGAGATCCAGTACCTTCGCCTGCAGGGTAAACGGTGGTGTCGGAAGTGTCGATATTCTCAAGCGTGGCGGCGTTAGTCGCAAAAGCGGAAACGCGGGCGGCACGCTGATTAATTCCGCTCCAATCGCTCGAGAGCAGGACGATATCGCCCATCAAGACCGTGGAAGCAACGGTGGCGACAGCGGAAGAGGCGTTCGTGATGGCGGAAATCGCCATCGAATCGCCAAAAGCCGAAGAAATGGAAACTACAGTTCCGTTAGCAAAATTCGAAGCCATGCGGCTCTCCTCTACGAAAAAAGCCGCTTAACGCGGCAAGAAACTAAAACCAAAATCCAAAATCCTGGCGAGTTCCGTAAATTCTCACGACCGAATCGTAAACAGCCGTCAACCCGCCGTATATCTCGCAATTAATGCCCGCACCCACAAGCATTTCTTCTACCTTGTGGGCGATAGTGTTCGCTTCATTCCTCGTATCAGCCCACACGCTGATCTGAATGCGTGAATGCCGTTTGTCAGGAAGCGTGTTGTCCACATACTGAACAGCGTTTCCTCCCACCTGTTGATAAACAATGAAGGGGATATCAAACACTTCGGGCGGCGTATCCGGGTAAACGCGCTTATTCACAAGAGGCGAAAGAAGCGAATAAATTTCCTGCTCAATCGTCATTTCTTAGCCTCATTCAATAGTTCCGGCAGCCTTTCCCGCCCGCGCTCAATCATCGCTTTCACAGCCCTTGCGGCTGACGCTTCATAAGCCGGGCGAAGAAACGGATAAGCGGGAACATACTTAATCTTTTTCTTTGTCTTTCCGTGGCTCACGAGCCAGTGTCCGAACTCGACCAGATGCCCATGCGGAGCCTTTGCCGAGTTCCACGATACGGAGTACTGGATGTGGGTGGCATCAGAATCCTCATCCTTATAAGCGATATAAATCGCATCCCGCAGCGCACCAGACTTGGCAGCTGATTTCTTGTTTATCCCCTGCCAATTCCCGTTTCTTCCAACGCCTGGAACGTAGACTGGAGCGCGAATCTTTGCTTCTCTGCTGATAATCTTTCCGCCAGCCACAGCCATTGAGCGAGCCAAGTGAACCTTCATGTCGGGATCAGAACAGGCATCCAACAGCTTATTGACATCCGAAAAATCAGCTGTCATGTCGAAACCATCAGCCATTGTTCGCGCCCTCGGCAACAACAAGGTCAACGTATTTATGCCCGGCGATGTCGGGGATGACGGATCGAATGTCAAACACCGTTCCATCGCAGACGCAGCGCATTTTCGCCGTAATGTTATTTCGATAGCGGATGCGGATAGAATAAAGCGTACGGGAAACCTCGCCCGATTCAGCCATGAACTCTGAATTGATAGTTCCCATTCCCGTAGGAGCTTTCACCCACGCCCAGACCATACAGACATCAGACCATGATTCTTTGGGCTGTCCCCAGTCATCGACTTCGGAGGATCTCTGCTGAATCGTCACCCGGCGGTTAAGCTGACCCGCTTTCATTTGAGTATCTCCAGTAAATGACCCACGGATCGAGGAGGTGGTCGTAATTGCGCTTCTTGCTGTCACCGCCCTCTGTTATCGCCCTGTTCTCGTAAAGATCGGAGCAGTAGAGGTAAATCCACGCCTTGACGGTAGCAGGAACGTTTGAAACGTCCGTGCAGAGGGCGTTTTCATCACCCCGCTTGATAATTTCGCGGCCCATAATATGCTCGGCCATCTGCGAAGCAGCGAGGATGTACGCTCCAATGAGAGGGTCTTCTTCCGAGTTGTCAACTCGCATGTGGAGCTTCACATCATCCAGGGATGCGGCTGCAACGCAGGTAGACGGATCAGGAGTTGTCATCTTGCTTCACCTTCCTGCGAGCGCGCTTGGGGGTGGTGGCCTTTTCAGGCTCGCTAAAGTCAACAGCGAGTCC